ATGAAGCTAATAGCTAAAAAAGAAAATGAATACGATGTGGATGTTGCTGATCTCTTTAAGAAGAAGAACATTAACCACACTATGCTAGAACCAAAATACATAGCTAATGATCGCGCTTTTGAATTGTGGTGGTACTCTCTTAATGATAAAAACCATATTCTAGCAAAACATTTATTTAGTCCATACTATTTATTTTATATATTAATAGAAGACCACGAAGTATTTGGTCCTCTTGATTTTGATTATTTTATGAAAAACGGAGAATTCGCAAATGGAGGGAGGGGTCTTGGTGCCGGAGACTTTAATGGATACAGATGATTTTTGGGGATTGGGAGAAAGTAGTTTGATACTTATTGAAGATGAAATCGAGGAACTATTAAAGGAGGAAACGTCATGAATACTGCTATAATAACTGGTAAAGTTGAATCAAATGTAAAAGTGATCAATACGGATAATGGCACGCCTTTTTGTAGATTTACTTTAGAATCTAATGATCGTAAATTCAATTGCTTAGTTGCTGGTAAAAAAGCTTTTGGATTTGTCTATGAAGTGAAAATGGGTTCAGAGATTACTATTGAATCTGTTATCAATGACCGTAATCAATTAGTTGTACAAAAATTTAAAGTATTGAATCCGCCTAATTATTTCGGACAAGTGTTTGATTATAAAGGTCATATGATGCCGCATAAAAAAGTGATGTTTTAAATTAAAAAGAGGCTGGGACAAAAGGTCTCTCAAAAAAATACACTCCCAAAACTATGAACTATTTTGTTCAGTAGTGAGAGTGTATTTTTCTATATCTCTATCAAAACAAACGAAAGTGGGACTACTTTTTTCACAAAAGTAGTTTTGTCCCAGCCTCTTCCTTTCTCTTTACATTTTGTATTATTCTTATCTTTTTCTAAGCTGATTAATTACTTTTCTTAACATTATTGTAGATATAACAAAATAAATTATCCCTACGACTGAACATGATCTCGATAGAAAGATTAGTAGTGACACTTTCCAGTTTAATCCAAAAAAGAGTAAAAATACATCTATAAATATAGAAAATACGAAAAAAACCAACCCACAGTAGATAGGACTGAAGTATTTATCAATATAGCCTGCCTTGTCTTTAGAAACAATATTAGGTCGAGAGCTGAACTCAACCATATTACCCAGCATTGTATACATAAAACCAGTAAATACCGTGTTTACAGTTAATAAATTATACGAAGCCTCTTTATCAAAAACTATTTTGTTTATATCCATCTTAAAGTAAACAATGATAATTCCAATAATAGAGATTGCTAATACAATACTAGTAAGTTTATTATTGCGAATCTTGTCTATACATCTCTTCAGCATCCTGATTCCCTCCCCTTCAAAGCAAGGAACGTTATTCGGCACAAATCAATTTTTAAATCCTATATATTTGGAGATACTATCTTGGTTTTGCTGATATTTTAACCACATTTGGTTTTCAATTTGTTTTTGTAAATCTACACCAGTATCCTTGCTTATATTATAATTGAAATTTACTTTTTTAGTAAATGGATTGTCTACTAACTTAAAGTCTTGCATATAATCTTCACCGTCATCTTTTGCACTTACTTTAATATTTTTAAATTTATTTTTAACAGATTTGAAGAATCCTTCAGCATCTTTTTCATCCTTAAAAACAGACTCTTTTCTTTTTTTCGCTTTAAGTTCAACAGTAACTTTGGTTCCTTTTTGATTTTGCAACTGATCATACTCTTTGTCGGTCAATCCACTAATTAAATTAGAATACCCATCGGGTAACGTAATTTCGTAACTCATTCTTCCGATAATGTCTTTGCCACTTAAAATAGGTATTGCATCTTCGTCCACAAGACTTTCGATTAATCCCCAAATTTTAGATTCTTCTTTCAACAAGTTAGTAATGAGATATCCTAAAAACATAATACTAGGTGCAGTTGCTTCTTTTATATATGACACCGCAAAAGTGCCTTTATGAATTAAAACATAGGAGAAAGATTCAAATAATTCATCATCTCCTTTAAATATGGGAGATGCCTCTAAAGTATCATTTTTTCTTTTTTGAAATTGGTTTATATCATGTTCCCGTCCTAATTTACCGAATACATAGAATTCGTTATCAGCAATCACCTCAAAAATAGCTGAAGGACTTTCCGGATTATTGATATCTTTGTTTATCTTAATTGTTCTATTGCTGTTTAAACGATTATCAATGATTTCTTGTAAGTAACTTTGTTTTTCTTTTATACTGGGAAACTGTTGTTCAGAGTTTCCGTCTTTATCTTTACCTAAAGTGTACATGTCAAGCCTAAAAAAATGCATTTTCTTTTGTTTTTTCATTCAATTTATCCCCCAAATTTTATATAAGCTATACCAATTAAAACAAAAAAAGGCCAATTATACAATAGTATATTGACCTAATCAGCTTATATAATCTTTTGAGGACTATAAATATATTATACACAAAGAACATATGTTTGTATATAATTTTGATTAAAAAATTACCCTATCTCAATTAAGATAGGGTTTTATCTTGTCTTACGAAGCTTTCCGTGTCATTGCAACCAAACTACAAGAAATAGCTATGTCTTGCAACTAAGTTAATTGTTCGTGATTAAGCTACTGTGATGCATGTAAATACTAGTTATTTTTCGTATATTTAGTTAAACTAAATATATTAGTTTAACTTATGTATTTATAAATCAAAAATCCTATTATGCCAATAATTGAAATTCCTATAAAAGCTATGATGATACTTACGGCTATTTTAGCTATATCTAGCATGTCTTCTAAAAATGCGTTCGGTTTTCTAACATTTATAATAACTTTATCTTTTGTACTCATTTTCATATTAATCCCTCCTTATTAATTAATATACCAATACATCAATCTTACAACATTCAATTATAAAATCAATGTTATTTATCAAGAAACTAAAAAAGCCACCTCAACTAAGAGATGGCTTTTTATATTTTATAAGTCTATTTAAATAATGCTTCGGATGTTCCTTGTCCTACTAGGCCATCTACTTTTAATCCTTTAGTGCCTTGGAAATTTTTAACAGCTTTATCTAATCCGTCTCCGAATTTACCGTCAAAACCTTTTACATCATATCCTTTACAAATTAATGCAGCTTGGATCAAACGGGTAAGGTTTCCGTTGGCTCCTTTACGAACAGTAACACATGCATTTTTTGTTTTCACTCCCCATAGTCCATCAACAATAAGACCCGCTTTGAATTGGCTATTTAATTCCATTTGTAAAGCTTTGACTAATGCTTTTCTTGTTGCTGGACCTGCTGAATTATCAATTGTTAATCCACCATAGAACCAACGATTTAAGAACATTCGAACACCAGCAATTGATTGCGACTCAGTTGTAGTTCCTGTAACAGATGGTTTAGTGGTAGGAGTAGCTTTGTTTGTGTTGCCACCACCTGCAGTTTTAAATCCATCTACATCTTGTTCTAATAACCATCCAGTAGCTACTTTACCTTTACCAATCAAGTAAGCTTTTTTTGATTTAGGATTATTAACTGGTTTGGATGCCAATACGTCGTATACTTGACCAATTACAAATTTAGGGATAGCTGAACCCGTTTCCCAATGTGTTGCTTGCTTTCCAACTTTAACAGTTTTTCCATCAGGCTGAGGAGTTACTTTGTTGGGTACTGTTACAGTTGGAGCAGATACTCCTTCTTTTTTAAGCATTTCTTCTACTGTTTTACCTAATGACATGTATCTTGTTACTTTAGTGATAAGGTAATCTTTTAAAGCGTTAGTTGATTTACCATGAAGATCCCAAGAACGGTGCGGACACGATGTCGCAGAGAATTCGCTGTGTAGCCGAACAGTCTCTTTGTTCGGCTTTAATCCATAAAAATGGAAGTCTTCAGCCATTTGGCGTAAAGTCATATCTTCGTTTAAGATAAATTCTTTATCAGAAATGATACCGTAAAAACTTTGTGTAACTTCGTATCCTAGATACCAAGCGTTACCTTCATTATTTGCAGTGTGCCAAGCTTTGTTTCCAGTATTATCTGCTCTTAAAATAGCTGAACTATTAATATAATATGGAGCAAAACCTAATCCTAAACGTCCTTCTTTTCTGCGAGCAATTAACCAAGCAACGTATTGTTGAGGTGTCATTGCACCATAATCATTGTGGAAAACTCCTCCTTTAGGTTTACCAGGACGTTTACCTGCTTTCCCATTAATTATGTCATCACGATTGATTTTAGTTACAATACTCATTATTTTTCCTCCTCTTTCATTTCAATTACTCCAACTTTAGTACTGTTAAACGCATCATTCATTGCTTTAACGGCGGCTTCAATCATGGCAGTCAGTTCTACTGCTGTAATATCGATTCCGTTATCATTCAGTAAATCCAACGCTTGATTGCGTGCTTTAATAAGTTTCGTTTCTCCGTCTTCGTTTTTCCAAATCTGTTCGACGGCATTGACTGCAAGGTCCACTAGATATTGTTTTTTATCTAATTTTTCCGTTAAACCTAACTCGTCTAGGTATTTAGCAACCTTACGAGCTAACCAACCGATTAAACCTACTACCATTAATACTAATGCGTTAAATAAAGCTCCTTGTACTGAATCCATAATTAAATTTCCTCCTATTCATCTTTTGTTAGAATCTGTGGCTTGCCTTCTTCTGGAACAACTACCACTTGCTCAATTCCACTTGCTGGTAAATCTCCTGCTTTAACTTCCTGTTTATCGCCATGTGATCTAATTTGAATCAAGTATTTGGTTATCATTTCTGGAATTGGTACGCCTAATTTGCCTAAATTTTCAACCAAACTAAGACCTTCATTTCCTAAGAGCACAAAGATAATACCCATTTGAGCAACTGGCTGTTTGTCAAATAAGACAATATCGATTACATGAGCTAAAATAATAGCAATCCATGTACCAATTTTTTTCTTAATTCCTGCATTCATAACGCTTGAACTAATATTCTTATCTTTACCGCCTACTAATAGACCTGTAAAGATGTCTAATCCTTGTAAAATGAGTAAAGCAGTTAACAATTCATGCCACCCACCAAACAAAAAACCCGCTAGTAATCCTAGTGTTAATGCTATTTTATCCAGTGTTCCAGCATGCGTTCCTAATTTTAGATATAACATTCCATTCCTCCTTCAAGCAAACAAAAAGAGTAACCAATCCTGGCTACTCTTAATATTATTTATTCATTTTGTAGTTTGTAATAATATCTATTTCTTTATTCTCATATCTGGCATAGAGTTTAGTTAAATCGAGTATAATTTTAGAATTAAAATTTCCCGCATTACCTTTTATATATTTATCATATTCTTCAAGGTATTCATTCATTTTATCTATAATTTGATGGTAGTATTCATTATTACTGTTTAAATTAATAAACAGTTTATGTTGATTTTGCCTATATATTATAAGATTTTCGGCAGATAGTGTAATAGTTGTATGTTCTAATAATATTCTTATACTTTCTTTAACTTGTTTTAAGCTTGCAGTTCGTAATTCTATCCATATATCTAGTTTTTTATTTTCCTTTAGCCTACCTTGTTGGTAAATAAATTGAGCTACTTGAGCTAAAAGAACAAGGAAAGAAATGCATGCAGCAATACTACTCCACTGAAAGTTTCCTTGATGATCAAAAAATAGTGTGAAGAAGTTATCCATTTAAATACTCCTTTTTTAATTTAATAATAGAAGTATATCATAGTAACTTAATTACAACCGATATATTAAAAGAGCAACCATTTCTTTCATTTTGTTTGAAAGATCTAACGATACCTACCCTATCTCTATGTTTCAATTTTCTAGGGTTTGATGGATTTACAATATATTCTTCACCAATTTTAATGGTTAGCTTCTTTGTATTTCCTTCTCTATCTTTCTTACTAATATTTGCAGACACAATTTTACTTCCATTTAAACCTACATCCGTATTATCAAAACCAACCATTTCATCACTCCTATTTATAATTATGATTTAAATATAACCATAATTATTTAAAGATTCAATGTATACATTATTATTCAGACATTTCTTGACGATCTGAGATAATATAAAAAGATTCACTCATATTTGAGTGAATCTTTATTTTCATTCGTTTTCAGTTTTTACTAGTATGATTTAAAAGTCGATATACTGAGACATTTCATCTATAAGTTTAAAAAAACCTTCGCCAGACAAATGAACACCATCTTTAGTGTATTCTTTATAAAGTTCGTTATTTTCATTTGCGAATTGAGAATAGATGTTAACATAGGTAACATCTTCTTCATTTGCAATTTTTTCTATCTTTGCATTAAATGACTGAACATCTTCATTGTTCATAGGATGGTTGTAATCAGTATTATTAACTGGCAATAATGATTGGATGTAAATTCCTGTTTTTGGACTTTCATTTTTTATTTCATTGATTATTTTTTTATAATCAGCTAAAACAGATTCAATATCATATCCTCTGTATAAGTCATTGATTCCAATATTAATGTAAACTACTTTAGGTTGACCTTTTACAATAGTACTTATACGATTTAATACTCCAGCAACTGAATCTGAATCTATACCTCGATTTTTTATATTCGTATTTTGAGTTAATTCCATCCACTCACCGCGTTGAGTTAGACTATCACCAACCATCACAATATCATCACTATCAATTGGCAAAACTTCAAAAAGAGATTCTCTAGCTGGATAAACCCCATCTTCAAAATATCTTTTCTCTGGAGTGTTGGTTTCCTCTGACGTGTTAACTTCCTGAGCAGTATTAGTGTTTTCAGCATTACTAATTTCTTCCGTATCAAAACGACTTACGATCTTTTGGTACACATCAAACTTGATAAAAAAGATTGTAGTTATAAAAAATAATACTACATTCAAAGCTATAGATACTATTAATATTTTTTTACCTTTCACTATACAATAATCCCCTTTATATATAATCTACAAGAAATAATGTAACACATTATTTCATTTTTTAATAGGTAGTTTTTAGAGATGAAAGTTCTGCTTCTTATAAATTCATAGTTTTATCTGAATTTAAAGACTACCATTTTGAACAATGTAAAATACTATTAAGTTAAGTTTTCTGTCGCAATCTCATCTTCAACTTCATAAACTGCAGCTTGGAAATCCGCAATATCCTTTCTGACTGCTGCCTTGTTTTTCTCATATAGTTCAGCATTTTGGATGTATTGGCTGATGTTACCTACTCCAGTGCTATCTGGAATCGTAGCGGATAGATTTACCACGGGTTGTCCATCGATTTCCGAGTTACCATTTAACGTGATTGATTTAGTTGTTTTTAACATATTATTTTTCCTCCTCTTTTTTATCTTCATTTGCTTCAAATGCTTCTTCCAACAACTCCATTAGCGTTTCAAAATCTTCATCACGTAAACTCTCTTTTCCAGTAAATTCATCTTTTTCCAAAGTATCAAAAAAAGACTTGATTTTAGCTTCATGTTCCACCAAATCAATTCCAATAACTTCCGCATTCAATTCTTTTGTTTGCTCGCTTGCTTTATTTTTAGCTCCTTGGTCATTCACATACTCATCTAGCCACGCCAAGTTACCATTGCTTTCAACAAATGTGCCATCTCCATTCTTTTTGAAATAGTCAGACCGAATATCATTCAAATCTTCCAGAAATTCTTCGTTTTTAGCTTTCAACGCTTTTTGTAGCTTTCCTTTGCCGCGACGTGGTTTTCTACCTTGTACGATAATGTTTTCTAAAGCTTGGTAAACCGGTATAACCTCTATGTTTTTTAATTTGATTGTTTTCATTATGCGACACTCTCCAATAGTTTTATTTTTTCTTCTAATTCTTTGATTCTTAATTCATGTTTGCTTAATTTCACTTCATGATGCCAGGTAAGATCTCCTAACTCTTGAACACCTCTAATAGCTAATGAAGCATAATCATAAAGAGATACTTTCGTATCATTGTCTGCTAGTAATTGATAGGGTGCTTCATCAGTAATAATCCCAATTTCAGAAATACCATTCTTAGTGTATTGGTGAATCTTCATTGTGGATATGATGCCTAAAGCACCACCAAAGTCTTCTATGTCATCTTTATATTTTCTTTCAGATTGAACGTCAAAGTTTGCAGCACTCATAAATCCATAATTTCCATTTATATTATAAATAGAAAGTCTTGCTGCAGATCCAGTGTTATGTCCATTCAGAGTGATTCTAGACGCTCCATAAGTTATAGCACCATTAAGTCCTTCATCAAACATCCAATTTCTATTTGCATTATGCGCAATTTTAAAACTCGTACCCGCGGGTGATAACTGAAGACCTTGTCCGCTATCCGATGTTAATTGCAAATATTGTGTTTCTAATGTCCCCATTTTTCCGGTTGTATCATTGTAAATTGACATTTTTGGAACGTCATAAATCGAAAACCCATTCATAGTGAAAGCAGTTTTGCCATATTTGAATTTACCGTAATTACCATCTAGCAATTCCCATTTATGTGCTCCTATATTATTCTCGGTAATGTTTTCGTGACTGAATATAAAGTTTCCGCCATTTTTTGAAATTAGAGTGAGAGCACTTGAATAATCTGCTATCCTATATTTAAATCCTCCATCATTACCAATGCCTAAATCAACAAAATTAAAGTTAGCAGATTGTAATCGAATACCTGCATTTCTATCATTACCTGTATTTCCGGCTGCTGGAACAAAAGCTAAACCTTCATTATCCGGAATCATATAGTGACTTGCTCCGCTTGTATTGAAATAGAATTTATCTTGTTGAATTGATAATGTACTGCCATTTGAAGGATTCCTAAACGTTTCTACACCCATAGATAAATTCAATGAGTAGTTAGCACCGGTCATAGTACCTACAGCAATCTTAGAAGCATTTAGATTTATGATATTAACCAAAGCAGCATTTAATGTACCGGCAGTAACCATATCAGCAGTTATACTTATAGCTTTAACAGAATTAATAAAAGCAGTCTTAGCCGTTAACCGTTGGACATTTGCATCAGTCGCAAACAATTTATCAATCAAAGCTAAATCAGATTTGATCATAGCGGAAGTAATGACATCTGCCGTTAACACTCTAGTTTTTAAGGTTGCAATATCTGCGTAAACAGCAGTTAATGTTAATGTATCTAATCTAGTTACGAAAGCAGCTGTCATAGTGACATCACCATCTAATTGAATCCTTTTACCTTGCAGTAAGATGCCCTCAGTAGATATGTTGATTTGACTAATAAGCTTGCCAGTTTCAGCTATTTTATCCCAAGTACCCCAAGTACCATTTCCTGTAATACTACTCCTCTTAAATACACCACCTTCGGATCTGAACGTTTGAGTTATACTTCCGTAACCACTATGTGACCCTGGAACATTAGTAGTTAGCTGTCCTAAAGGGGTATAAGCCGTAACACCAATCACGGAACCAAGTTTAAGTTCCTCGGTAGTTTGATTTGGGTAGTTTGTGTAATACCAAGAAGGCGATTGATTATCGTTTCTCGTATCTTTAACTCTTTTATCAGCCAATATAGCAGCAGTTACATCGCCTTGAACAACTCGTAAATTAATAGCACTGTCTAATTGAGTCATTTTTGAATTATAAGTGGCCGATTCTACTTTTGTTGTTATTTGTCCGGCCAATTGAGTTACTTGTGCTTGACTAGCTTTCGATGCAACTAAAGTGTTAATGCCATCTATATTCGCTTCAATGGTTACTACTTTTTCTAATGTGGCCATATCATTTGGTGATGGTGACCAATCTGTCGTTTTTATCCCTTTTTCAAGTTTAATTTTAGAAAATCGTGCTTTTTGATTTTCACCCAAATTCAAATATACACGTAATAAAGTTCCGTCTATATTTGCTGAGAATTTTTTGCTGTAAGTGACTCTTATCCACTTAGTAGCATCGGTTAATACCACTGTTTTCCCAGTCATTTCTTTATCGTTCACACCTAATGTTAGCGTTAGCGATACAGAAGGACTAACAGGTCTAACCCATACACTCACTGTGTATTCTCTATTTCTTCCGTCATCTATAGTGATGTCAGGCGGACGGAAATCTCCACCACCAACAGTTCTAGACACTTCGGTTACCGTTGACACATTAAGAAAAGGAACATTCTCTAATACTTTGGATACTACATAAGTTCCACCGTTATAATTAATTGGACTAAAAGGAGGAATCTCACTGTTGTAAACTAAGTTGGTTCCACCGATTTCAAGATTAGACAAATCAGTGCTAACTTGTGTAATTTGAGCTGTTAAACCATTTGATGTTGCATTAAACGTTGTTTGATTAACATACTGTTTACCAGTTAATAACGTTTCGATTTGAACCGATGTTAAACGCGCTGTGATTGCCTGTGAGTTTGCGTTTATTTGACTGGTGTGGCTGTCCACTGTACCTTTTACAGTGTTAACCAGACTAGATTCTGCTTTTAACTCTAAGCCATCAGAAACAACCTTAATTTGTGTTGTGTGACTATCAACCGTTCCTTTAATCGTATTAACTAATGAACTTTCTGCTTTTGCTAAAAGAGCTGTTTGGGTTTGGCTGATTTGAGTTGTATGCGTTCCAACGGTTCCACTTAGTGTATTGAATGTTGTTTGAGATACTTTTCTTGTCAATTCACCATTAATGTTTGTAATTGATATATCAACTTCTTGCGAGAATGTTGCAACTGAGTTTAAAGCAGTTTGAGCGTTTTGAATAGCTGTTGTTGCATTTTTTGTTGCAGTAGTAGCATCTTGAATTGCAGTTGCTGCGTTTGCTTTCGCTGTTGCAACGTCTGGTTTTAAAAAACCAACATCTTCAATTGCTTTATCTGCTTTTAGTACTGCAGCATTAGCTGAATTAGTAGCTGTAAGAACGTTTTGATTAACAATGAGTAATTGGTTGTCGAATTCTTGTGCTTTGGCTTCTGTGTATTGTTTGGCTTCTTGCTTGGCTGATTCGAAGTCTTGTTCTGCTTTAGTTCGGTCGAGATCTGCTTGCTCGATGGCAGCATTTACTTCATTTTTTACTGCATTTAATTCTGCAGTAGAACTAATCATCTTCCAATAAATAACTCCGTTTTCATCAATATACTGCCAAAGTTCTGTTTCTGATCCATTTGGTTTATACCACAAATCATTAATGTTAGGATATAAAGGTTCTGACGTTCCTCGATTGATAGTATTTTTACCATCTGCAGTAGATTGAATAAAGTTAGTTATTTGAACTAATTCTGTTACTTTCCTTGTTAATTTAGTAATATCTGAATATTTAGAAGTAAAAGTTTCTTTGAAACTACCTAGTTCAAGCCCTAAATATTTTTTAGCTAAAGGATCATATTTGTAACTGATTACTTTTGCTTCAATATTAAGCCCATCTTCTTTATGTTCAACTGTCACTGTATCACCTAAAAAAACTTTTTGAAGCTCTTGTAAATCTTTGTACTCCTCTGTTTGATCTAAACTAACAAAATCTACTTTATAAGTTGCTTCAGGAATATCAACTTTGTTCACGGAATACTCTTCATTAGCTCTTTCTCTCAGCAGTTGATAGGCGGTTTGTAATGGTACAGCATCTTTGTCATTTGCATACTCACCAACTGCAGCTTTTACATCACTGTATTCAACGACTTTTATTTTCGGATTAATATAGTGATTAATTAACGGACTATCCACATACTTTTCTGGCAATAGTAAACCATCAAATCCTTTTGGCATAATACGTGTAATAGCAGTTGACCAATTAACATTTGCTTCATATCCAATTAAGTCTTTCCTATGTTGAATTTTTTTACCTCTGTTTGTACCTATGCTTTTATTCATTCGAACATCAAAATTATTTCGTTTTAGTTCTCCACCCCAGCGACTGATAAAAGTGTTGTCTTCTTCATCGTCAATTAAAGCAGCTACTGGATTCATTCTAACCATACGTGCATTGGTAGTTGTTTCAATATTAGAAAAGAACCGAAAAGTATGACTATATTGAGTTGCTCCACCTAATTGGCTAATTGCTCCTTGCCCGTTTTTACCAACAATATTCATATCTTCAATAAAATTATCCACTAAATCATAAAAAATATGATAAGTCTTAATTGTCAAATAACCCATAGATTTAATTGGATTATAAACTCTAAATAATTGGTTTCCATCTGGCGTAGGAACCCTAATAACAGACTGTCCATCAATTTCTGAACCATGCGGAGCAAATATAGGATATTTAAAAACAAATGAATATAGACCATTCAACTCTTCTTCTACAACAGTTTCTAGAATATTTTTATCTAGTGAACCTAAACCATTGTGATCAAAGTTTGTTTCATTTGGTTTAAAAAGAGTGATCATATATAACGCCACCTCGGTTCAATAACTAATTTCGTTACATTACTAGAAAAACTTATTGTGTTTTGTCCTGGAATAAACACTGGAAATTCACCAACCATATTACTATTTCTACTTGTTTTATTTCTATGTGCTTCTCTTAATTCACAGTCAACTGAAATATAATCAGCCATCCCATTTAGCCTGAATATCTGGCCGTTAACGGTCACCGTTACATCACCTACTCCAAAAACTTTGATTAACGGTTCAGAATCAATTGTTCCTGGGTTTACTAAACTAGCAGCTGCAGCTAAAGTTATTGGATTGACTGTTTCGTACTGAAAAGGGGAGCAAACAAAATCAATTGATACTCGACCGTATATATCAATATCATTCACTGTGCTTTTTACTACAATATTTTTCACTTCATAATAAAAGTTAGGATCATCAGAAAAAACTAATTTTTCTTTGTTTAATATCCAACGCTTTACTTCTCTAAGCATTTGCTTAACTGTGTTTTGATTACTCATAAAACTAAACTCCATAGGAATAGTTAAATTCTTATAACTTTCTTTTTTTGTTAAACTTCCATGTCGTCCTTCAACTATAATATATTCAACTATTTGTTCAGTAGAAGGAATTTCAGGATGTGACACCAATGAAATTCCTAACGTTTTATTACTTACGCCATCTAACAAAATAAACATTTAGGTCACTTCCTTCCTTTACCAAAATTGTTATTTTTTGATTTATCACCTAGCTCAGAATCTATATAATCACGAGTAGCTACAGCAATGGTGCGTCCGTCTACTTGGATGACTACCGTTTCATTTCTATTCAATAATTCACGAAGCGAATCTTGAATATGTTCAAGCAATTCAATAATCGCTTCATTACCCCAACTCATTGTTGAACTGATACCTTCGCCGATACCACCTAAAGTTTCTCGGTTCAACGGTAAAATAGCTTCGGGTCCAGCTTCTCCAACTCCATGCATACCGTTAGCTGTATTGAATAACGTTGCTTTATCGAAAATACCACCGGCTTTATGCCAACTCACTGAAAGCTTAGGCACTCCTTGCGTTATCCAATCTACTGGATTTTTAGAACCACTTACACTAAACTTAGGCATTTTGATAGAAGGTAGATCCCATTTGAAATTGAAGAATCCCTTCATTGTATCAATTGCTGTTTTCACTGCGTTTTTTGCTCTGTTTATAGGGCTCATAATTTTGTCGTACACTTCTGAAAATTTAGAACCAATCGTGCTAACTGTTGATCTTATTTTCTCAGTTGCGCCATTCTTTAATTCATTGAATTTATTTACTACTCCGTTTTTTAATTCATTTGCTTTATTTACTACCGAAGTTTTCATTTCATTAAATTTATTGATAGCACCTGTCTTTAATTCATTAAATTTATTTACAGAACCAGTTTTAAGTTCAGTGAAATCACTTATCGCTGCATTTTTCAACGTTTTATAAATAGTTGACGCTCCATTTTTCAATTCATTTGAATCATCAATAGCCGCAGTTTTGAGTTTTTCAAAAGCAGACGAACCAATATTTGCAAGCTCATTAAAATCTTCACTTGCAGCAGTTTTTAATGTACTAACTGCTTGTCCACCTAAATTCATCAATTCGTTAAAATCTTCTAATGCAGCTGTTTTCAAAGTTTCTAAAGCCCCTGTTACAAGGTCTTTCAATTCAATAAAGTCTGAAACAAGTTTGTCTTTCAGTTCAATAGCTTTCGCTTTAACGGTATCCCAGTTTTGCCATAAATAAACTCCTGCAGCCACAAGTGCACCAATTGCTAATATAACCAAAGTAATTGGACTTGTTAGAAATGCCATAACTCCTGCTAAAACACCACCTGCTGCACTCATTGCATACATGCTAATAATTGCAATTGTTTCTATTCCTGACTTAATGCCTAAAGCTAGTGAATATAAACCAAACGCTGCAGTAGCTGCTCCAATACCAGCAATCAAGGGCAACCATTTATCAATAAACGCTTGGAGATCCGCGGAAAGTTTAACAAAATCTATTTCCAACATTGAATCTTTCATTTCCGTTAATGAGTTTTTTATGTCAGTTAGAAACGTACTGTTGCTCATCGAGTCTTTCATTGATTGAAACGCATCAATAACTGGCTGCATAACCTCTTTTAATGTATTCCAAGCTGTAGAATCTTGGACTTCTGCTTTTAATTCTCCAAACCAGGCTTGAAGTTCAATTACTTTTTCGCCTGCAGTACTTAACCAATCAGAAACTGCCATCAATCCAGCAACAACAGGCTCCAAAATTGGACCACCAACAACAGCTAAGAAATCTTGCCATGCTTGTCTTAAGTTACCCATTTGGTTCTCGTATCCTTCTGATTCAAGCGCTGCTTGTCCAGTTGCTCCTGCTTGTTCTTGCATGTTTTTGGCGTATTCTAAACGTGTTGCTTGTTTCGTTGCTTCGTCTAGTTTTTGCCATTCTGCTGTTGAGCCTACAAGACCTTGTGATATAGCATATTGAGCCATTTGTGTATCATTCGCAAAAATACCTATTGATTCGCCGGCTTCATAGTTACCTTTTAAGAAAGATGTTAATGAAGCATTTGCTGATTCATAGGATACATCATAGAAAGCTGCTGCATCTGCCGCCGCTGTTACTGATGTTTCAGCTTGTTTCATAGCTTCTTCGGTGGTCATTCCTAAACCTTTAAACATAGATACAGTTGCAGCAAAAGGTTGTTTAAGTCGGTTAGGTAACATCCCGAAAGACTTACCTAGTTCTTCTACCTTTTTCTGTGCCTCTGTTCCTAAATTACCGAATACTTGGTCAAATTGAGATTGGATTGCTTTTGCTGTCGCAGCCGCTTCGACTGCCATCTTTCCAAATCCTAATACCTTAGTTGCAGCAAAGGCAGTTCCGATAGCTATAGCTGCTTTTTTAAAGAATCCAGCAATCTTACTACCAGCGCTTTTGGCTTTACCTGTTGTTTCATCAATTCCTTCATTTGCTTCTTTATTATTTAACCCGATGGTTCCAAATAATTTGAAGATTTCTCCCACTAATTTTCACCGCCTTTATTAATCGGCTTTATATATTTCATTGCATTTGCGATGTTTTTTTGTTCTTCTTCTTTTGATAAAGATTGTTTTTTTGTATTGCGTATTTTTTTAAAGTATTTCTTTTTATAATCTTTAAATGTATTTTCGTGATCCTTATGGAGCCATGCTTCCCAAAGATCGTCTTCACTTTCTTTATCAAACAATTGCAAAATAAAATCCGCCAAACCTTCTAGAGTGTATGTACTCATAAGGATTAACGGATTGCTGTATCTTTTAAATAAGGTATCTTTTAATTTAAAATCGCCATCGTCTATTGAAGTAACGATGCGATAGATGAGAAAAAATCGCCCAATTCCGGTTTCTTAAAGAAGCCAATAATTAAACTGGTATATTCTTTCAAATTTAATTTTTGTATTTCTCCAATGCCCTTCCCAGTTAAATCTGCAAGCAATGAATTAATATCTGGTTTTAATTTGCTGGCATTCATCATGACTTTTTGCAGTAAACCGGCCATCGCTTCCATTCCACGTTTTTCCGCTTCTGCTTCTTTCTTAGCCTTTTCTGCTTTAGTTGGTTCCTTTTTCTTTTTATCCATTGGTACGACTGTTGAAGCTTCTGCATTTCCTTCAAACATTTTGATGAAATCATCTTTAATGTCTAACTTTCCTACAATTGAAAGAAGAGTGAATAAATCATCACCCTTCAGCTCTCTCATTTCTAATGTCATATGTTGTTATCCTCCTACTATTCGGCTGGTGTTGTTACAGCCGGCACTGTTGGAAATAAAATTCTCCAAGGGAATTTATCAGCATTTAATTGATCGACCGATGCATGCGCTTCGTAGACTTGTTCAATGACCGCTTCGCCATTGTCTTCTGTAGCTAGTTCTAAGCCGCTTGTGCATAATGCGTTGTCTAAAATTGCGATAACTGGTTCATTTGTGCCAGACAACGTACCTATTACTGCAATGTTATTTATATAGTCACCATCGTCTAAATAACGCTTAGTTGTAATTACTTTATAACCTGCAGGCGCATCCTCTGTAGCCGCTTCTACAATTGCCCCATTTAATGATCGGCGAATCGTTTCAGCTGTTATTTCTTTGACATTTGCGGTAACGGTAGCCGTTGCTGATTCTAACACTTTATTTCCTTTAACTTTCATGTGAGTAGTGCCATCCACTTCAACATCACGGTAGGCTTGTTCAATAGACAATGTAACCCCACCAGAAGTAGCACCGTGCAAAGTTCCACTAAATCCATCTGCTGCAGTATGTTTAATATCCGTATAAACAGTAGCTGCGTTGATTACGTAGTTCTTAGCTGTCGTTTCTGAATAGCCTGTTTTTTTCAAACCCATTATTTATTCCTCCAATCAGTTTTGCAATAAAATTGCAAACTTCTTCTTTTTATCTTGTCATCACCTGTTGAAACCTTGTTTGATCGCAAAAAATTAAACCGAATGAATAGATCATCGGTCAATTTCATTTTGTCTTTAAAATGATCCTTTAAGGCATCTTCTAGCGTAAATACATTAATGTAAGACGAATTGCTATCGAATACGTCAACATCAATGTAAAAACCATCTACGCTACGTTCTATTGCTTCTGTATCAAAATCAAAAGTCAAGTATGGATAAACTACTGTTGTTTTACGATTCTTTTCGTGAAAACTTTCAGATGTTACCATTTTAAATTGTGCCGTTAGTTCTTTTAGAAATTCAATCATCTGCTATTTCCCCTTAAACGATGCTTTATACTGGCCACCGATAATGGATTCTATTTGTTTCCTGTTCCTTCTGAATGCTGGACGTAAGAAAGGCTGTGGTTCCTGACCCCAGGTGAAGAACCATTCACCAGATGAATCTTGATAACTCCATCCGCCTTTTCTACCAGCTCCATTCTCAGCAAATTCACCTGTACCAAATTCAACATAGAAAGCGTACATGAATGGTGATCCAACTGTTCCGATAAAGTTGCCATCCCTTTTGCTAACTTTATGATTGATTTTATCTCTCATTTCACCACTAGAAACTGCTGCAAGTGACTTAGCTTGACCTTCAATATAAAGCGTTGCTGCTTCCATTGCTCTCTCAGATGCCGCATCCATAGCTTTTTTAACAATATCTGAATTGTCTTCAAATATAAATCCATCTTTAGGCACTTACATCACCCTCGTATTTACAATAGACTTCATTGTGGTGGCCAATTCCAACCGGATCATCAGAATACGTTATACCGTATATTCTTCCGTTTGAATCAACTATTCTCATGTCATCTGTTATGCCTTTTGTAAATATCGGGATAATTAAGATATGTGTCGATTGCTCAATGGTGGCGTTTTGAAGCGTGTTTAAGTCTGTACCAGTAACTAAGTCGATATAACCCTTAACTGGTTTGAAAACAGCCCATTCTTCAAATGTTCCGCCTATCCCATCATCGACCGGTGTCTTTTGTTCGATATCAAAGCTATTCATTAACCCCACCCCATTTTTTCGTACTTATTTAAGAACGAAAGCAATGATGATGGATAACCTTCTGTATTGTCGTTTGCGTTCACATCGTAATAAGTTTCAGACATCCTTGCTACAGTCCTAGATTTAATGCCAGTCTTTCCAACCATATCTAAATCGTATTTAATTAGTTTTTTAACGCCTTTTTTAATGTCTGCAGGATAACTAACTAAAGTCGCCATTGCTTTAGTACTATTTGATGAAATAAACGGTTCACCTTCAACTATGATTGAATCAGCAGTTAATTCCTCAACTACATACAAACCATCGTTATAAGCTGTGTAATTCACTTCTATGGTGTCGCCGATTCTTAACCCTTCAAATTCTCCAAATACATTGATGATATTCGGTGCTGTGATCGTTATATCTTCAAACCGTACACGTTTATTTTGAAAGTTATTATTCGTTAACCCTCTAATGCTTTGTTCAAATGCATCTAAATCGTCTTGATCAACATCTGGATTAATCTTCTGTGCATCTATTAATGAAATAATCATTTGCTCACCCCTCATAAAAAAAGGAGAGTAGTGACTACTCCCCTAGTAATTCAAGCATTTGTTCAGCGGTTGCGTTCTTGCTGTACTCAACGCCTCGCTTATCAGCAATCTCTTTTAATTCTTTTGCTTCTAGTCCTGTTAAATCGACTTTATCATCATCTGATTGGTCTTTTTTATCAGCTTCTAACACTTCATACGTTACTTTCACACCAAAGTCACGTTCGATGTTATCAATGATTTCTTTTGCTCGTACTTCTGTAACTTCAACTTCTTTATCCGCTTGAATAAATCTGTCTTTTTCCAAGTCTTTTAAGTCATGCGAAAACTTTACTTTTGCCATGAATTTATCCTCCTATTATTATCCCTCTAGGTTAATCAACGGAACTTTAACAACACCATCAACACGTTCTGGGAAAATAAGAATTCCAGACATAATCAATGTTTGTTGTGTAGCTGATTCATCATGCAAGAAATGTTTCATTCCCATGAATCCAGTAGAATCAGCCGTTAAGCCAAATGCACGCCCAGCTTCACCATTCGCTGGAATAAATGCTAATTGTAGATTTTCTGGTGCGGTAGCATAAATTGAACCAATAGCAACTTGTGTTGTCGAAAATACGACTGTTCCAGTTGCGGATGTGTAGTAATTCAAACCAAATTGAGTTTCTAACGTGATCTCTTTATCAGCTAACGCTTGAGCAACATCCATCGGGTTGGCAAATGCAACCACACGAACAGCATCATCCTCAAATACAGTGTTTAACGCACCCCATGCTGTAGCTAATGCACCTTGTAGTCCGTTTGTGTCGTTTAGGTTAGGAGTAGCTTGTCCGGCTTGAATTGTCCCAAACAAACTATCTCGAACACCTTTTTGAATCTCTTTGACTAACGCTTCATCTGTGATGTTCACCGCTTGATCTAAACCAAAACGTTGGATAGCTTCGGCAGATGTCGCTTTGCGATATTTTTTTAAGATAATTTCTTTTTCAGACACTTCTTTTGGAGTGACTTTAGAAAGCGGAATGATATCGCCTTCTGGAACGTTACCATCTTTTAAATCTACTTCTGGCTTACCATACTGCTTAATTTTGAACCCTTCTTGTACTGAAAATTGACGCGTAATTCCTAACGCATCTAAAAATCCAGTTAAATCATCTGCAAATCGGTATGAGTAATCAACTGATTTCTCAACAAAGTTACCTAGTGATGTTTGAGTTTGTAAATTAGTCTCTGGAAAGTTCTGTGCTGCGAAAAACTGTAAGTTCATGCCTAATAAATTCTTTTTCATTTTAAAATCCCCTTTATTATTGGAATAAATTAATATTCTCTTTGATTTTCTCTTGTCGCTCTTTAACATCTTTAATATTCATGATGTCATCTTTTGACAATGTACCTGCTTTACCAATGTTTAATTTGTTATCAATAACTTTATATCCAGGAACATTTGGATCGTTGTTTTCTTTTGCAGCAAAGAATGTTGGATTAGTTTCTTTCAATGATTTCACTTTGTTATCTAAATCAATGATGTTGCCGTCTTTATCCGTTTCGACTTCACCCAGCTTATAAAGCATGTAATCAACGTCTGACACACCTTCTTTAGTCAATGCTTCCTTCAACGAATATGTTTTGCGTTCAGCTGCACGTTCTGTTTCAAGCGTTTCAACTTTTGATTGATAGTCACTAATCTGCGTTTGCAAACCTTCAACGTCTTTGTTTGACTTCTGCAAGCCTGTTACAAGTTCGTTTGCGCTGTTTAAATCACTTTCTAGCTGTTCTTTCTGTTCTTTCAGTTTGGTATAACGTGAATCAAGATTTTCTTCGGATGCGATGTACAATTTGTTTGCCGGCATACCATCCACCGTTTTATTTGCTTGTTCTTCTGTTAATCCAACTGAAATTAAATACTCTTTGAATGTCATGCTTTCTCCCTTCGCCACTACGCTGTTTACATGGTTGCATCATGTGTGGTTTGCATATAACGCCATGCAATAGCGAAATGTGAATGAGCAGAACCCACCAACAGCACTCATTCGTGATAAGTCCAAACCACTTATCGTTCCAAGATAAAAAGCCACTAGCGTTTGCTAATGACTTTCTACATAGTTTTATATATTTTTAACAACAATCGATTTAGCCATTTGATTGACCATAATTTCCAACGTTTCATATTAACGCTCCTATCTTAATCTGTTAGAAATGCCATTTGAAAAGTTATTCCCAATACTATTTTGAATCGCATTAGATAAAGCATTGTTGTCTATTTCAACGCCATCAACTTGACCTTGTTCCGGTTTCTTTTTGTTCAACTCATGTAATTCTTTCTTGATGCCTTGCAACTCACTAATAACAGCTTTTTCAAATGGTGTCATTGCCATATCAATCATCCTCTTTTCCTTTTAGGAATCCACTCTATTTCATTATCTGAAATATCTAACACGCCTAACTTCTCGTATTCTCTATCAGACATCTTGTCTAACAGTTTTCCAAAGTCTTTTGTGCTGTGTTTCTTGCTTAATTCTCCAACATATTCGGTATATTTCTGTTTACCTATTTCATTTTGAACCTTTTTACTAACGTACCAATCACTATATTTATTATATTCAACTACTTTTTTAGTTACGTTGTCTTTACGCAAATTAGGTGTTAGGCCGTTAACAACAGCAATTGTTGTACATCTACAGTTAATATCAAGTGAAGCACGACCGAATAATCTCGGTGCATCTGCTGTATATCCATTAAACTTAAATTTTTTATCAACTGCTACTGTTTGACCATCTAATTCTTGATGTGAATGCCTGGTTTTCTTATCCAGTGTAGCCATCCACATCTTTTCCATCTTCACACCTTTATTTACAGCTTCTTGATATGATTTTTGCTTAGCAGCTGATTGAACCCTTCCACCTTCTGTTCTTGCTATCCTTAAAGATTGTTTGTAACTGGCTTCTGTTAGTTCTCCGATTTCTTTAGCAACAACAGCATATCCCTTACCTTTAACTGCTCCATTTAACAAAGCTGTAGTAACCTTTTCAGCTAGATCATCACGCTTCTCATACAACCGCTTAGAGAACGATTTTCCGGCTATTTTCTTTTCAACTAATCTTTCGATATAGCTTTCATTTAACAATGGAAAATTTAATTGAAGGTTCTCTGCTTCTTCCAAGGCATACCAGACACCATAATAACCAGTATTGGCTTCACCAGAAATGTATTGATGAATAGCAGGGTTTGTTTTGTCGTTCATTTCCCAAAGGATTTCATCAATTTTATTCGCTATCTTTATTTGATTGTCTACTTCTAACCGCTTGGAAAAGGTTAACTTATCATAGTTATCAATGGTTTGTTTAATCTCATTCTTCAATTCTTTTAGAGCATCTTTATAAAAAGTGAACAACTCTTTATCCATCGCTTTATAGGATTTAGTGTTTAATAAACTAAGTTCCTTATTCCACTTGTCCAACTGCTCCATTGACAACACCTACTTCAACAGGATCCGTTTCTTCTTGTAATCCCATAGTGAATTCCTGTTCTTCAATCATCAATTGGACCTCTTCCCAATCCAATTCAAATTGCTCACAAATCAGTTTAAGAACGCTCTCATCATCTAACCTTGGAGCAACTAAAAGAATTGATTCAACGATAACCTTCTTAGCATCTGCCTCGTTCTTAGCGCGTTCTACTATGTCGTTTTCATTGACCATCGTTTCTCTTGTGATGTTTACTTTGATATCACTAGCTTTAAAAGATTTGCTAAACCGTCTATTGATGTCACTGACAATCATTTCGTTCATCCATGACAACATAGCTCTTAGTCTAACTTCTGCTTTGTTAGCTTTCATATCAAGCAATGCATAGCGTGACTTGATGACTACGTTAGTGATGTTTCCATCGCCTATTTGAGTAGAATCAAATCCCATCCCAAACTTGTAAATGGCATCCTTATCAATATCTAGTTTAGCTTGACGTGCTGCAATAGGTATATCCACTGTTTTTATGTCTAAGCCACCGTTTTCACCAGTACCTACTACTTTTTTAGCCTTAACGTTCTGTCGCAACTTGCTTAAATCATCACCGCGGAATCCTTTAACGACATATATAGCTTCAGCAAAGTCTTGTAGGTTATTGGATAAGAAACACGCCATCAAGTCGTAATCATCAATCAATGGCTTAATTGGTTCTAAGTCCGTTAGCTCTTTCTTGTTATTGCTTAATCGATAGAATGGCAAAGTTCCATATGATCGTTCTAACATCTGCCCATCATCTGTTTGTGCAATGACATGTGGTCTAGGATTTAATTCTCGATTGACATCCAAAGAAAACCGCTTGTTTTCGTCTTTAATATAAAAGGTTACCTCTTTGTCATTCCATACCTCAGCATGTGTTACCGTAACGTTTTTGCCGTTCCTGGTGATGTCTTTATCATAGTAACGAACAATTGCTTTACGGTCTCTATTGTCATCAAATATATCAAACGTCTGTATGCTATCTGATACCTGAAAGCATAATCTATCTTGATTATTTGTTCTGGCATACGCATATTCATGACCTTTAATTGATGCACCTTCTAAAGCTTCTTGTAAGAATAGCTGCATGTCATCATCGTAATATTCTTCCAAATGAGTTTTAAACGTTTCATCTTCTACTTCTAACTCAATTGGATTCGATAATAAATACTGTACTTTCTGATCAACTTGCTCAGTAAAGAATGCATGCGGTATTTTTACATTAGATGCATTGGTATCTTCTCGCAACACATCATTATCATCTATGAAAAAAATTCGATTAAATAAGATATCATGTTCGTAGTTATAATAACGCTGTCCTATTCGTGCCTTTTCTTTAGTTTTTGATGTTCTATCTTCATTCACTGCTTTATTTAAAGACGTTGCTACGACTTGCGGGTTCTCGCTTAATAAATACTTATCATCCACTTTATCACCTCTCTTAGTACAGCCAACCGCCACTATCCATTGCGTTGCTATAGATTGCATATCTAACGGAATCTTGCACGTCATCGTTTTGTTTAACGGGTTCTCCTGTTTTAGGGTTCCAAACATATTGGTAAACTTCATCTAAGAACCGTTCTACCTTTTGCCTAACAACGAAAAATTTGTTTTGCTTGTAACCTTTAGCTACCATCTCAATACCGCTTATTACGGCTTTATTTGCGTTATAAGCATAGAACCCTTCATCAACAAATCGAACAACGTGTTCTGGTCTTGCTGAATCGCAATAGAAAGGAATCTTGCCGCCAAACTCTCTAACTACTTCTTTTGCTATGCTAACCCAATAATCAATATCTTTATGTTGGGCCGCATATTCACGAATCAAATACTTGATACCATCATCTGTTTCACCAATTACTACTATGGAGCCCCAGTGTTCATAACCCCAGTCGACACCAGCATAGTATTTAGTGATTGTCTTCCAGGGCACCTTATCTTCATCAATGACATGTATCTTTTCGTCAAAGTCTGAATAGATGGCCCCTTCACCAATAGTCCATAAACCAAAAATACCCCTTTCCGTAAACATACCGGATGGAGTAGTTTCAATAATATTGTTGATGTAACGTTCACTTAAAAACGTATTGTCTTTTATAGTAAAGTGAAAGCTTAAAATGTTTTTAGAAGGATTATCAATATAATTTTTCTTTAGCCAGTGCTCTGGATGGTCTGGGTTGGTATCAGCAATTATTCTTGCTCCTGCTCCGGAACAACGTTTGATTATTTCATCGAATACTTCTTTGTTAGCAAGTGAAGCCTCATTGATGTATGCGCCATAAGCTGTCATACCACGAATGCTTTTTAAACCAGCAATTGTACCTGTAAATGTTTGTATGACTTTTACGCCAAATAACTTAAAGTTATTATGTTTATCAAACTTAAATTCAATGTCGTATTTGTTCGTTATTTCTTGCAGCACGTTCGTTTGAATCGTTCCGGATGAAACACCACCTAAGATGTACATCGGCTCGTCTACGCCTTCTTTTGAAGCTAATTCTTTAACGCGGATCAATTCATTTAGAAATAAGTCGTTATCTAATTGTGTTTTTCCGGCACGAACGGCTCCATGATTAATAAGCATGAACCAATCTTCTTGACGGGTACGTTTGAATATTTGCGTTTGTTTCTTTGTATACAAACTATTAAGAGCCATCTATTTCAGCTCCCAACTTAGTGAAGTAGTCTTTCAACTTATCTTCTGTAGAGGTATCAACTTTTATATCTTTCTGCAACTTATCAATTTGTACTTGCATCAATTTCAATTTAAGTGTGCTTTCGCCACCTATTAATTTATTCAATTCAATTAATGCTCGTTGCTTGTCATATAACTTAACAGATACTCCGTCTTTACCCTTCTTAACTTCTTGGACTAATGTTCCGTCTATCTCTTTAGAGTTCTTAAAATGTAACTCGTTTCGATATATCGGCATCATCTCGCCATGATCATCAAGTTGTGGCATTCCTTCGTCATCTGAAACGTAATCAACAAACACCTTCTTGAATTCAACGTAATCGGTTATATCAGAAAAAGCCTGCTTCATCCATTCATTTATAATATCAGCATCATCAATAAGCCAGTCGGTATTGCGCGCTGCTTTGATACGTTTGATTTCAGCCCTAACGCCATCTTTTGCCATCAGTCTATAGCTATTAGCATGTGCTGTTCTATATTCCACGTCATAGGCCATTTGATAACTTTTAGTAGCGTTATGGTTTTGAGTAAAGTATAAGCAAAATAACTTTTGTTGCTCATTTAATTCTTTACTGTCATCTAATGCATCAATCGCTTTTTTCGTTGCAACATTCTTATGTTGCGTTGCGCGTTTTGTTGCAACCTTTTTTGATGCGTTGCGTTTCTCCCACTTCTCACGATTCTTTCTACTTCTTAAAGTGGCTGGCTTAATGTCATGCTTCTCAGCAAGTGCCTTCATCGTTATATCTGTTTCTTCAAACTCTATTCGTATTGCTTCCCAATTCATGACATGTCCACCACCACCTCTATTTAGTTTTATGTAAAAAAAAGACCTCAATTGAGGTCTTTATGTTATTCGTATGGATTCACAATATCTTGGATCTCTTCACCAGTAAATTTAAAGTCTGGTCTTTTCATTCTTACATCATTGTGAACCTTGAATTTTTGAAGCATCAATTTATATCCATCTTCGCCTGGTCCTGCACCATGGCTGTTGATTTCTCGAATCCTACCTTTTTTAAGTAAATCGTTAGTTTCATGAAATCTACCTAAATCTTCAATTAAGAATTTAGCATAAGAAAAGAATTTATGTTCGCGAGAATCATTCAAATCAAACCCTGAAAACATTACTTTATACTCTTCTATACTGTTTTTAATATCCTCGTTACTGTTCCACCCATAGTACAAGTCATCGTACATATTAATTACTTCATAAACAAATTTGCAATCATCTTTAGACAATACATCTTCAGATGGCCCATATTCAAAATACTCATATTCAAACCCGCTATGATAAACCTCTTGCATTGTTTGATGATATTTTTTATCATCCTTGTCATCTGATAGTTTTTCCAATATTTTATGTTGATTTATTAATACTTGTCTTTCATGTATTGATAATGTCATTATTTCACTTCCTTTGTTATCACGTTAAGAGGTCTCTCAAATTAGAATAACTGTTCTAATTCTTCTACAAATGATTCTATCAATTGTCTTGCATTTGGATCGTTAACTTCAGTGCTGTTCATATCACCACTTTTTCCATCTAAAAACTGGGATATCTCAAGAGCTTTAGAGGGTTCTTTATACTGTAAAATATAAAGAATTGCCATACCTACATTAAAAACTTCTACAGGATCATTAAGGAAGTCTGCGTCTAACTTAAAGAACTCGCTTCTTCCGTGTGCTCCAACTAAGTTTCTGTATTTCAACTCCACCATCATACCTAAATCGTGATTCATCTATTTTTCACCTCCTTTTTCAATAACATTAATTATACCAAAAACTCCCACAAATTAATGTAAGAGTTTTCTTAAAGGAGATGTTTCGTTCAGTATTCCACATTACCATTTTATCATTTAACTAGTTTCAATGTGTTGCAATACGTTGCAAAGTGTTGCGAATTTTTACTTTTCCATTGATTTATCTAACTCTTGTCTAAATGCTTTAAGTATTTCTTTACTCCAACGCCATAAGTTGCTACGACTCGTTTTTAATTCTTCTGCAATTTCAATTTCTTTTGCTCCGTATTCCCTATAGAAATAATAGACTTCCATAACTCTTCTTTTATCTAATGTCATGCTGGCATAGGTTTTCTCAATTGACAAACATATTTTATTTGCTAATGCTTCATCATCCACTAAATGGATCACTACTGATTCGGTAGGATTAGATACGAATCCGCTACTTCCTCCACCAGTGTTTGTATCTTGTAACTTAAAAGGAGTCATCACTCCTTCTTCAGACGTTTCAATTTTTAAGTATTTAAAGTTGAATAAAAATGTTTCTAGTTCTTTGTCTGTATATTTCAATTACCGTTCCCCCTTGATGTTCAAATGATATTCAATGATAGATTTAAATATAGCTTCTAGTACATCTACCACTATGCTATTTCCTGATTGATGATAAAGAGTTCCGTTAAGTTTGTTTTTTTGGCTAGGATGTTCCTTTAATGCTCTTTCAAAATCTGTATCATCAAATCCCATCAACCGCCAACATTCTCTTTCTGTTAAATATCTAAATTCGTCATCATTAACTCTTATCACTCCGCTGTTCGGGCATCTCATTTGCTTAGTAGTAATAGTTAATGAGTGGCTTTTTATTTCTGTGAGCATTCTTCCGCCATAAGTGCCTGGTACTGATTTACCCGGCAATTTACTGATCATACTAGGTTGTGTGATTGTGTATTTGTCATCAACATCTTTTTCTAAAAAATCTTTAACATCACGCATTGTTTTCTTTTCCAATAATTCAAAATTAAACCACTCACCATCTAATAGCGATACTGTAAACAGTCTTTCTCTCGATTGCGGTATGCCAAAATCCCTAGCATCTAATACTTTGAAAGAGTTTGTATAGCCAAGACTTTCCATATCAGTTAGATAGTGGTTAAAAGCCTCTCTCATTTTCTTAGATAAAGTATTTTTCACATTTTCCCAGATGACAACTCTGGGCTTTAAAGTTCCTAAGTTATCTATAATTTTAATTGTTTCAAACATCAAACTTGATCGAGTTCCATCTTCTACGTTACCGCCATATTGTTTACCGGCTATGCTGAAGTCTTGGCATGGAGAACCATGAACAAGAATATCGGGTTTCAAATCCCATCCGACTACAGACTCGGGTTTATAACGATTATCGAACATAGCGTTATAGGTTCTAACTGCTTTTTCGTTCCATTCAACGTAGTCAATGGATTTATGCTTCACTCCTAAATTAGTGAGAGCTTTTCTGGGAGCACCAATCCCTCCAAATAGTTCAAGTATTTTTATCATGATTGTTAACTAACCCTCCGATTCATTTTTCATAAATACTAACCAATGTGTTTTACTTCTTTTATTTCCAAACAAAGGCTTAAATTCAGTAGTGGCCAGAATATCTTTCAAACTGATTTGGTCCTCATTCCATTTAAATATCAATGTGCCATTTGATTTTAAAACTCTCATACATTCTTTAAATCCTTTACCAATATCTTCTTGCCAAGTTTCTGGATTTAATTTTCCGTACTTCTTAATAAGCCACGATTTGGGACCAGCTCTTAATAAATGTGGTGGATCGAATACAACTAAGTGGAACGAATCATCTTCAAAAGGCATATTTCTGAAATCAGCTACTACATCTGGATTAACATTTATTACATGCCCACTTTCTAATTGCTCGAAATGACTACGATTATCCATAAACAAAACATTTTGGTTGTTATTATCAAACCAGAACATTTTGCTACCGCAGCATGCATCTAGTATAGTTTTCATTCATCCCCACTCCATCCATTATCTCTATTAATCTGATGCAACTGCCACTTGTATCCCCATGCTTGATTTTGGCTATCTACAAGCTCATTTTTCACATCATCCACCTCTGATTCAAGACGGTGGTTAACAACTGTTAGACGTGTGTTTTCAATCAGCATATAAGCGAATGATAGGACTAAGGCTACAAATAATAAGTAGCCTAGTATCATCGATACGGTTTCTTTCTTCATCCTTCTGCCTCCACTCTTAATTCAAATCGATAATTTGATTTGTAAGTCAGATCCAAAACATCTTGCTGCAACTCATCAAATAGTTCATGAAATCTTGCAGCATTCTCTAAGCTGTAATCACGATCCAACTCACGTTTGATTTGTTCTAATTCCATCAACTTATCATCAACAGTTTGTTGCTGATTAAACCAATCGCTTAACAGAACTCCTCTTCTAGGCAGCGGTCCTCTTTCTATCAACATAAGCAATCACTCCTTTTTTTAGAATGGAAGGTCATCATCTTGGATATTAATTGGTTGCCCACCATACCTTTGTTGTTGGTATCCGCCTTGACTTTGATTATTATTCTGTTGATTTTGGTAACCTTGATTTTGATTTTGATTGTTATTATGTTGGTACTGCCCACCATTGCTATTTCCAGAACCTTTAGTTTCAATAAACGTTAATTGGTTTACGATACAGTCATTCGTATATACTCGTTCGCCTTTTGTATTATCATAGCTACCTGTTTGCCACGATCCGCTTACTCCTAATCGTTCACCTTTTTTGATGTTAGCAATCAATTCCGCAGTTTTTTTGAATGCTTTAATACGGATGAAATCAGCTTCTACACCATCTTGACTTTTGAATGCTCTGTTAACTGCAATGGTTGCTGTAGTAATAGCCATACCAGCTTGCGAATAAGACATCTCAGGATCCTTTGTTAACCGACCGATTAAATTTACACTGTTCATGTTATTCTCCCCTTTTATCAATAAATGATTTTAATTTAACCGCTGTTTCTGACTTGCTCCAATTGCTTTTTTTCTTATCAGTTGCACAATAAGGACATTTGTAGATAGATGTAATGCCGAACCCTAATGATTCATGCATCACTCCATCAATACATTCTGGATGGTTGCATTTGCTCATTGTCTAATCCTCCAGTACTTTAAATCTTGTTAGACTTATGATTTTATCTAGTTCTTCTTGTTCAAATTCATACGCGTTTTCTACTTCACTCGTCAACTTGACTAGTACGCTAACTGATGTGCCAGCGTTGTATTCAATCGCGATATTCTCAACGTGTTTGCCGTTTGACATCAATTTCATTTGTATCCTCCTAGAACCCGTAATCAATATCCGTCCGTTTATCCCTTGTATTTTCAAATATGATGACATGGCCTTTGCTACCTCTGAACATTCGACTCATTAATCGCTTATCATACATTTTAGTAAGCTGCGTACTAGATAAATTAGTCGTAAATATCGTTGGTTTGTTCATGCGACCATTCACGATTGCATTCAATGTGCGTACTGTATAATCCGTTGCTCCATTTTCAGTGCTAGCTGCTCCCGTTTCTGCTCCCAGGTCATCTAATACCAACAAGTCAGCTTTAATCAATCTTTCAACCATTGCTTGTTCTGTATAAGGAGATTGCTTATTGCTAAAGCTATCTTTAATACGGCGCATCAATTCGTCTGTTGATACGAATAAGCATCTTTTAAATGAATCGCTGTGTTCATTTACTGCTTGCAGCATAGCCATCGATAAATGACTTTTACCTGTTCCAACCGATCCGTAGAATACAGTGTTATAACTTGCTCCTTTTAGGTATTCACCAGCTATATGCCTAGCAAGCTTCTTATTCTCAATCGTTTCTTTTTCATCCTCAATGTAAGAAGCAAATGTTGCATACTTTATTGATTCATCACTAAAGATGGATTGTTTTCTTAACCAGTCGTAAGTGGTCCGCTTGTGGTATTTAGCTGCCGCATCTTGTGCTAATTTTTCGTTATCCGCTTCTATCTGTTCTTTTGCACATTGCTTACAAAAGGGCTTTAAACCTTTAAACGTGACCAATTGACATCCATGCTTTTCGCAAATCAAGCCTGTTTCTACCAATTCATCTAACAAAGGAAATTCAAGCGGTTTGACATCCATCATTTCTTTTCTCGCATGTTCATCCCGTTTCTTCTGTTCAACATCTTTTAGTAAGTCAGCAGTTCTAGAATCCAAGTTCTTCTTCATAAGGGTTTATCTCCTTCTTAGGAGTATCGTATTCATCGTTCCACCGTTCTTTTTGGAACCATCTACCGCCATCCATTGGTTTTAACCAAGATTTATTTGCTTCAAGATGATTGACGTAAGTTTCTACACCTTTTTTAATGGCATCAATAGACGTTCCTTTTTTAACTGATTTCTTAAATGCTGCTAATGCCTCTTTGCGCATTGTTTTTTTAGGATAAAGTTTCCAAATTTCAGAAAAGAGAGTGTCCATCGAATCTTGTTTCGATGTATTATCTTTCTCTATATCTATCTCTAACTCTATCTCTTTCTCTAACTCTATCTCTGGTGTACTAACGTCCGACGTTTGTCCGGACATTTGTCCACTTATTAATAACGATTCTGTTTTAATTCGTTCCCTGTACTCTTTTTTTCTTTCAGCTTCTGTACTTGAACGGCCTATAAACTGCTGAATATCAGAAATAAATATCGTTCCATTGTCAAATGTTTCAATCAATCCTAATTCCCTAAACATTTTGATCGCTTTTTCAACGTCACCAACACTATGCCTGGTTACACTTGCTAACATATCTGAGTTGTATGGAATGCGTTCATTTAACATTACTTTCCCATCATGCTTCAAACTTTTTAAATACATTTTCAATAGAATGTTTGAATATTTATACCCATCAGGCATACTTTCAAGAACAATCATTTCTTCTGTTTCAAAGAAGTTTTCTTTCAGTTTTATATAGTAATACTTCTTATTATCAGCCAACGATTACACTCCTATCTTGAATTCTTTTATTTGTTCTGGCGTTAATTTAATAGGCACTAATATATGTTTTTTCATAAATGTTTCAATGCCAATCGTATGCTGCTCATTATGATGTTTACGACACAATGCCATAAACCGATGTTGTGAGTGATCAATCTTCTTTCTGTTCCTTCCAGCTCCTACCGCTTCGTAGTGGGCCACATCTGCATGATGCTCACCACATACAAAGCAAGCACGATGTTTAAGATAAAGAAATAGAATCCTTGTAATATCACTACCCAAATGGAATTTTTCGTATTTAAACGGTATCGATTCTTTAAAATAAAAATCTAAAATATATTCGATAAACTCACCTGCAAAAACTTGGCTGATGCCATAGTGTTCCATGCTAAAAGATTCAATATTTTTGTGACCAGCAAACATCGTTTTAAATAATTCTTTCGCGAAATCAGGTGGCCACCCTGTGTGATTTGAAAAGTCAGTGAATAATCCGTGGATCATACCGTTCTGAGCCTTTGTCATTGCACGTTCATCAATTGGATAAATAACTGCTCTTGGAACTCCTTTAGTAGTTAAACGTTGTGCTTCAGCGACGTCAAACTCACGATCTAATTTGAAAGTTATCTCATCACCTTGTACTCTTAGCAGTTTTCCTTCATATTCCATTTCATCACGCCTTAATATGGCAAATCATCAATTGCGTAAGGGATAGTGTTTGTTTCATCCGCTACAAATTCAACTTCAATGCCACTATTTATTAGGAACTCATTCAAGTCATTTAATTGATTTTGTGTACCCTTCACTCGAATAACGTTGATTAATACTTGTTCGTTTTGCATGTTGTTTAATGGTTCATCAAACGGTGTTTCTGACACTTCTGCTTGTTCCATAAGAGATAGCTCATTTTGCTGTTTTGTAAGAAAGGCTTCATGCTCAATTCGTTTCTGATCCTGTTCAGCAGCTAGCTTATTTTTACGTTCTTTCTCTAAATTGATTAGATCAATAACTTCTACCGCGTTACGATGTTCTAATTGGCTAACCCATCCAGCTGCTTCAATTTCTTGCGCTTTACAGAATTCAATAAGAATTTTAATTTGCGCTTCTTTGTATTCTTTTTCTTTTACTGCATCTTGGATTGTTTTATCAATTTCTTCATTTAATTTTTTGGTTGGATTTAATTTACTGGTCCACATTCCAGCATTAGTCCATGTGCTCATTGCTGTTATTTCGATGTCTAAGCCTTCGTATTTTTCTTCGAGGACTTTATCCAATGCTTCGCTTCTTTCAGCACGTTCAGCATTTTCTATCTCTTTTAGACCGTCTCTAATTTGATTTAAAGGAACATCAATTAAATCATTTAATTCTTTGATTTTAGCTTCGTACTCATTCAGCGGTTCGTTATATGCTTTCTTAATGGTTTTACGTTCTGATTCAAATTTTTCACGGATCTCTAACAACTTGCTGCGTACTTCTTCAGCACCTTTTTTATCATCACGCGTGAAAGCTAAATTAGTGTATTTATCTGCAAAACTTTGTACGATTTCTTTCATTTCTCCATAACGATTTACTTCTAAAGTAGCCGGTTCGTACATCGTTCCTAAACTACTTTCTCTGATAGTTTCCAATTCATTACTCATTATTTATTCCCCCAATTCACTGGCTGTGTTGTTCTTCCCTGCATCATGCTGCCTTGTTCATAGTTTTGTTGCGGTTGTTGCTGGCTTTCAACACTCATAAGGTATGCTTTCATATGTCCCAATGTTCTTGCACGGTCTACTTCTTTAATGTCGTTAGCGCCCTCTTTTTGAGCTATTTCAACGTAAAGTTGTTGAACGTTTATACCTAAATCTTTTAATTGTTTTACATAAGTCAAAATTGCATCATTGATATTTGGTTCTGGTTTATAAGATGTTTGCTGCGGTTCTTGAGGTGCAGAACGGTCATCAAAATTCTGTTGTTGTGGATTTGGCTGACTATTATTCTGATTATTCATATTTTGTTGATTATCGTGATGTTCATTTGTATCTGCATCCTTTGTGTCATCAATCAAATACAAACCGTTAAGAGCGTATTTACGTGCATAAGATGATGCAGTGCCCGTTATTTGGCTTTCATCCATACCTTTTTTATTTAGAGGTTCTCTAGCATAAGAATCTACTTCGACATATTCGCCACTCTTAGCATCCTCTAAAATCGCTTTTGCTTGGATATAATGCCAATCTCCCACTAAAACAGGTTCATCAGATAATCTTAAGAACAACCCATATTCTTTATTTAAAGGTTTAACTGCTTCCAATATGTCTTCTTGAGAACGATAATTGTATTTACCGAACTTATTAAATTGACCTTTAGGTGCTTTTAGTTTTGCTTGTATTTCAAGTAATTTTTCGTTAAAACTTATTTCTTCAGTCATTATGCGTTCCTCCTATTTTGTGCTATACTTTTGTAAATGATATTTTCTAACCGATCAACTAGGATGGCTGTCCTTGTTGGTCTTTTTTTATTCTGATTGGTTCTGGTAATACTTGAGCAACTTGCGATTGTCTGCTCTCATAGCGTTCAAGTTTATTCACTTTAAAAGATGGATATTTTTCAATTAACATTTGATGAACTAATTCCGGATTATCAGCAGTAAAGTAAATCATTTTGCTGTTTTCTCCAACTGCGCTCCACGTCATCCGATTACCCCATTTCTATTCCGCCTGCTATTCCAGCAATCAATATGATTACGAATGCAGCAAGTATTGAAGCTTCTTTTGTAAAACCATCTTCATCGAATACTCGAAATGTTTTATTTTTAAAACTTTGAACGACTGTAGATGAAATGATTAACTTTTTAATTGTCGTTATACTCATGCTATCCCTCCTCAAGATGTTCTGACTGGCGTAACTAAATATTCAAATTCATCATCTAGATTTAATTTGAATGGTCTAACAGGGTTATTGAATTGAATCAAAGCTAGTCCGTTGTTCATGTCTTTCTTACTTGCTTTAGCATCTTTAATGAATTGCAAACCATTTATCAAGTACTGTGGTTGACAAGAAAGTTCAATTTCTCCTTCACAATCATGTAGCGGAACTTCGATTTTAAACCCACCTAATGTTTTTGATTTAATTTCTAAAATATTTTCTTTAATAGTTAAATCAACACAATTTGTATAAAGCGTACTAATAAGGAAGGGTTTCAATGCTTTCGTCAGCAAATCAATATCAACATTTATTTCTGCTTTGATATCAGTCATTTCAAAATTTCTTCCTACGTCTGGATAAGTGAGATCATTTATTTCCATAGTCAGTAAATTGAAATTAAAGCTACCTTCATTGTTATGGAAATCTGAAATTTTAATTGCTACATGGCTGTCAGTGGCATAAATAGCACCGTTTTCATTGTAGTTAACACATTGGAGTACTGGCCTTGAATCCATATTGCTAATTACTTTTTTGAAATGACCCATTAATTTATTTTTCTTCATTATTATTGACCTCCATTTTCATTTGCTATTTAGTATGTTAAAAATATTTCTACGGATTTGTTCAGGAACTTTAACTTTTGACAGGTCCTTGATGATATTCCCTTTCATATCTACATTTATAATTCTGCAATCATCTTTTGACTTACTCATAACCTAAACCTCCGTTTTGATTGGAGTGTTTAAACGTTTGATATTCATAGCTAACTCTAAAGATGGTTTCCACATTCCTGCTATTTCCATAGCTTCCTCAAATTTTAGCTTTGGAATTTCTTCGTAGCTTGAGACTTCAAAATAGTTTTTAATTTCTCTCCAATGTTCTGAAATAGCTACTCTGTATAGTTCTGAATAAGCAGCGGATTTTTTACCTCCTACAGCAGCCATTGAATTTGCTCTAACTAGCTTAGATAGTTTAGATTTTTGAAGTCTACTTAAATCCACTTCATTTTTTAGACTTTCTACATCATCAGAAACATCCGCCAATCTGCGTTTGATTTCTTTTTGATTTTCTAAAGTAGCAATCATGATATCTTCTTGACTCATTGGTGTTTGGTAACTGCCAGTTTCTCTAATAGAAGGAATCACTTCATGTGTTATCCACCGTTTAAAAGATTTTGCTTCTGGTTTACGGCTTGATAAGACTAAACTGTATAAACCAAACTCATTCACAATATTAGCTTCTCCTTGACGACCTAGATTCAATCTAGACCGTTCATCGTCATCTAATCTTTTGATTGCATCACTCGGATTTTTAATATCCAAAATATTACATACATCGATTGCAACAAACCAAGGATCATTATTGATAATTTGAGTTCTAACATTTTGACTATCAAAATTAAAAATTTGCAAGTTGCTCATTTTGCATTCTCCTTTTTTTCTGATTCTAGTAAGCTTTCAACGGTAACTCCAAAGTATTTAGCTACTTTCATTAAATTCGTACTCGATGGAACAGCTTCATTCCATCTGGCTACTGCTCCATTAGAAATACCTGTATCTCGCTCAATCCGGTAAATAGAAACACCTCTTTCATCTGCCATTTTTTTGACATTGTCATAAATCCCCACAATACAACCTCCTTTCTATCTAAGATTTCCGTCTATTTACTATTGACAAACATTAGATTGTAATCTATTATTTAGGTATAGCAAATAGCCCTTATCGTTTACGGGACTTGTCCTATAAACGATAGGCGAAAATCTATTAATTTAAGAGCGCTCCCTCAAGCACATCCTTATCTTAATAGATTCAAATCTATTTGTCAACAATTAAATTAGATTTATATCTATTATTTTAAGGAGAATTGTATAATGAATTCTAAAGAAATTATAAAAAATTTAGTTAGTCAAAGTAATAAGGTATCTACCATTGCAGAACTAGAAAGAAAACTAGATATATCTAATGGAACAATTAGTAAATGGGATAAAGCTAAACCAACTACTGATCCATTAACAAAAATAGCTAAATTCTTCGACGTTTCAACAGATTATTTATTAGGGCTTACCGATAAACCAAGACCGGAAAAAACAATTTCATCTACTGATTTAGATGAAATATTAGATGGCATGATGAGTTTTGATGGTAAACCTATGACTAAAAATGATAGAGAAGCAATTCGTGCATACCTTGAAGGAAGATTCAGTAATAAGTGAGGGATAAGTATATGGACAGCGTTCTTGATTTACTTAAAAGAAATGAAGTTGAAATGATATTAATAAGTCTTGATAACAACGGGTATTATGATCCCTCTTTGAAAATCATTTTTATTAATCAAAGTTTGAATGAAGAAAAACAAAAAGAAGTTATCCTTCATGAATTGGGCCATGCATTAAACCATAAAGATTTATCAGCTTTATATAATAAACCAACATTTAGATTTAAGATGGAAAATGAAGCTACATCTTTTATGATGAAGAGTTTAATAGATGAATCAGAAGGTCATTTTAATTATTCGGATGTAATAGAAAACTATAATTTAGGTATTGGATGGGAATGCAGATTAAAATAAATCTAGTGTTATTAAGTATTTCGGATATAATTTAATTATCAATAAAGGCTAATAATTTTTTATTGATTAAAATTACTTAAACATTGGAGGAATCAAATTGGCTATTTTCAAATTTGGCACGATTGGTAAGAAAACAGTAGAATTAGATGGAGATATTCTTTCTTTAAAAGGAGCAATTGGTAAAAAAATCGAAATAAATATTAACGAAATTCAAACAGCATACATAACTCCTGCTTCTTTATCTAAAAACGGTACAGTTTACTTTAGTAAAGACGGTAAAAATTCGCCAAATGCCGCTATTGATAAACACGGATTTATGTATACAAAAGGACAACTAAAAGATGTTGAATCGTTGATAGAAGAGTCTGGAATTGAAGCAATCTTTACAGATAAGCCAGAAAGCTTCAAGAAAACTCGTGTGGCCGTTAAACTAGTTAGTGGCAAAGAACAGCTAGGATCTAAAAAAGATAACATTACGCTAGTAGAATTAGAACCTGGTATCGTTTCTGCAAACGTTCGTCAATATAAATTCACTGGATTCGATTGGGGCGAACAAAAATATCGTTCTGGCGGAAAAGCTGTGGCCGGTGCGGTAATCGGTGGTGTGTTAACTGGTGGAATCGGCGTATTAGCTGGTGCAGCAATTGGTGGTAAAAGACGTGATGCATCAAAAGCAACAATCCATCTAGTTGATAGAGGAACAAATAAGCCCGTTCAATTAATTATTGAATGCGATGAAAAAAAAGCTCGTGAATTAGGAAAATTAACAATGTATTTTGAATAAAAAAAGAACATACCCTCCCTCGCCAAAGTTGGGGTATGCTCGCCTGATATAGACAAATATCCACGCTGTCGTGTGGTGCTATTTGCTGTATCCTATTCTAACACAAAAATAGGAGGAAAAACATATGGTAACAGCTATTTACGTACGCGTAAGCACTGAAGAACAAGCAAAGGAAGGTTATTCTGTCGGTGAACAAACTGAGCGCATGAAAGCTTATTGTGATGCAAAAGGATGGAAAAACATCAAGGTGTATACAGATGCAGGATTAAGCGGATCAAATATGAATCGTCCTGCCCTTCAAAAGATGTTGACGGATATAGACCGTAAAGAAGTAAATAGAGTTGTTGTATATAAATTAGATAGACTATCACGTTCTCAAAAAAATACATTATTCTTAATAGAAGATGTGTTCATGAAAAATAATATAGATTTTGTGGATATTACAGAAAACTTAGATTCGTCTACTCCTATTGGACGTATGATGATTGGTGTAATGTCTGCCTTCTCTCAGCTTGAAAGAGAATGGATAAAAGAGCGTATGGCCATGGGGCATGAAGCAAGGGCTAAAGCTGGGCTTTATCATGGAGGTGGTCCAGCGCCAATAGGCTACGACTATGAAGACGGCTTGCTGGTCATAGATCCTTATGAAGCTATGCAAATTAGATACCTTTATGAGGAATACGCAAAAGGTACTTCACTTAGAGAGTTAAAAAGATTAATGAATGAAAAATACAAAACAAAACATGGAGCTTGGACTAGCGATAGTTCTATCCGGAGAAGTTTATCTCAAAAATTATATGTAGGTAAAATAGATTTTAAAGAAGATACTTATGATGGGCTGCATGAGCCAATTGTTTCAAAAGAATTATTTGATGAAGTCCAATCAAAGCTATTGGAACGTTCATGGGGCAAAAGACATGCTGGCAAATCCAGACCATTTACCGCTAAAAGTTTGCTAACAGGCTTGTTGTATTGTGGTCACTGTGGAGCTAGATACTTCGGGCGTAGTCAATTATATGTTTATAAAGATAAAAGAGAGCCAAGACATTATTATACTTGCTACTCACGCTGTGGCCATCCAGCACACATGGTTAAAGATCCTACTTGTAAAAATAGAAACTACCCTGTAAAAAAACTGGATGCAAAAATTCTTAATGAAATAAAAGTTCTTTCTCTTAATTTAGATTCACTAGATAATATGGTTACACATCAAAACAAAACTTCACAAAAATCTATTTTAGCATCTCAATTGAGTAAATTAGATAAACAGATATCAAAACTATTGGACCTTTTGCAAAATGATAAAATGCCGTTTGAAGCTGTTTCAAAACGTTTAGAAACACTTAATAGCGACAGAAAAACAATCCTAGATGAAATAGACAACCTTGAAGAAGAACCGAAATTAGCTATATCTGAAGCTAAAAGATTAATCACTTCTGTTGATGAATCATTTGATAATCTTGAATTGGTTCAAAAAAGAAAAATTATTCATAACTTAATAAATAAAATTACAATAACTGGTGATGATATAACAATACAATGGTCTTTCGTTTAATCAATTTTCGTATGTGTTAATTACAAGCTACCTCATTTACTTGCGTTTGTAAAAAAAGGGGTTCTTCAATTTCTACGGGATCTTCGACCGTTATAACTTGTTGCTTGCTTGTCAGGTAACTTTCACGAACAAGCTGATACATCGTTGTTGTTTTGCCTGATCCAACTGGTCCTGAAAAAATAAGTAAACCACTATTAAATTGTGCCAATTGCTCGATTAATTTGACTTCTCGTTTAAAATAAGTTGTTTTTGCTAAAGATACATGCATGGATTGATTTAAAATTCTGATAACCATCGACTCTTGAGAACGAAAATTTGTGATTGTAGAAAAACGCAACGCTACCGTCTTTTCTTCAACTATCAGTTGTGCTGCTCCACTTTGTGGTTTTCTTCTCTCCCCTACGTCCATGTTTGCTAAATATTTAAAATAGGAGATAAATCGTTTCCCTTCATCTTCGGTCACAGCATTCCAAAAACTCATTTTTCCGCCAATCCGAAAGTAGAATCGGTATTGAGTATCTTCAGGTAAAATGTGAATATCACTTGTTCCGGTTTCTTGAGCTTTAACAATTACATATTGTGTAAACTCTTCAATTTCCAT